CATCCCAACAGTCACATACCAGATGTATTGGATGCTTACGCTGGTGCAAGCTTTGTTTGTCATCGGGTCAGGACTAAGAGCTGACACATCAATCTTAGTGACTGCCGTTTCGCCCGTACCATCAGACACGTTGCTAAAACGGAAGATGGCTGTCTTGCCATCCTCCTGTATGGTTTGCGTAGCTACTGCATCAGCCATGAGCTATCTCCTTAAGAAAGGTTAGCGTTTTGCTGGTAAAGAAACGTTACTCGGATTTCTCCAGCGTCTGTTGCACCAGTAGTTGTCCACGTAATTTTCTTGTCTGCAGTTCCAATGTCGGCCCAAGCCAATGCACCACCCGCTTGGGTAGTTGGATATTTGCGTCCAGCACCAGAGGCTACGGTAATTGAAAAAGCGTTAACAAACGTAGCATTGCCACCAACCGTATCACCAACACTTAAGACTGCGGTAGCGTTGCCCATTGCAGTAGGGCAATCAATTACGCAGTCAATGATCTGTGAGTTAGCTGGAATAACAACATTAGTAGCGTTAGCCGCAGAAGCGCCGCTCGCTAAAGAACCAGTAGAAAATGTTTGAGCCATAACGACTTGGCCAGTGTTCTTGACATCTGATCCTAGCGTGGTGCCCGTGGTTTCTTTGATAGTACCGGCCTTAATAGGACCGGAAAAGGTAGTTTGTCCCATGTCAATCTCCTGTCTTGGGATGTCAGTTAAAAACTGTCAGGAAAAAATAAGGGGGCCGAAGCCCCCCGTTTAGCATCAGGATGCGCCGGGCGATCCGTAAATGCCGAGTGGATCAGATACACCGAAGCTGTAACGCTCGCGAGCTTTGTAGCGAACGTTGCCAGTGTCGAAGTCTCCATCCATTGAAGTTTCCAGAGCAGTACGCTGGAAGTGCTTCATGCCGTTTGGAATGTCGGTAATGATGAAGAACGCATTGCTGTCAGTCAGGTAGTGATTGACAGAGAAGCCTTCTGGGATTGCACCCATATTGCGAATTGCGTTGATATCATTATCGGCAGTACCAACACGCTGAGTGGTTTCTAGCAAACGATTTGCCGTAAACATCAACGCGGGTGGAACAATCAAACTGCGTGGACGTGCCGCAATCAAGAGACCACGCTCATCGGTGAACGCCGCGATTTCAATCACTGCATTCTCAAGCGAAGTTTCGTTGAGGTCAGCCGCCGTTACAGGACGGTTGTTGTTTTTGCCACCACTTACGAGCGGGTGTCCATCACCCCCAGCTACACCGTCACCTGAAGCGGTAAACAAGTTAACGCCATCACCAGACTGGAAAGAGTTGGTGAAGCCATTGTTAAGCGGATAAGCCGCTTTAACTTGCTTGGTGTAAGCCATAGCGCGGGCAAGAGCTTTGGTATAACGAGCAGACAGTGAGTCATACAAGTTATCTTCCATTGCTTCCTCTGTAATAGAGAAGCCCATTGCGATGGTCTCGTGGTTGTAACGAGCGGTGAAAGCTTCCTGAGCTGAATCGTAGCTAATAGCCGATCCTTCAGCCTTGACGGGAGCCGCCGCGAAGCCCGAGAGCTTCACTTCTTCTTCGAAAGAACGATCAGACGATTCCGTCTCATAGATCATTTCGTGCTCGTCTTCGTACTTCTCGTACTCCAAACCAAAAAGAGCGTTAAGCCCCGGCAGGAGTTCCTTCAGCATTTGTGCGCGTGAAATAGCCATTGCTTAGTTCTCCTTAAACGCCGAGCTTGGTTTCATAGGCGTGGCTCAAAGGCAGGTAGGTAACGATACAGTCTGTAAACGCATCACCTACGGTGCTTGTTGGGCCATCTACGAAATCAACAACTCGTAATGGAAGTGTATTAGTCGTAGCAACAGATCCACCATCTAAGGCGTTTCTACTTCGACCGATTGAAGTTGATCCCGCAGTGCTAACTGCCGAGACATTGTTACCGAGGCCGGTCTGAGCGATAGCTTCGTCAGCCTGCATGCGGAATAACAACTTAGGATCATCTACTACATACGCCATAATGTCGTCTGCCGCAGTTGATGCGGGGTAGAACTGTGAGTATGTAGGTTGGTTGGTGGTTGGGTCAGTGTAGCTACAGCCGACAAAAATGCCGACAGTACCAGCAACTACAGAAGTAGTTACTGCGGCCTTTTCGACCGTACCTGAAGCAACCAGTTTAACAAAATCACCATAAAAAATTGCGGTATTGTAAGCGTTAGCAACCTTAATATGGCGCACTTTCCCGGTGAAAGAGCCTGACGCACTTAACGTGTCTACAGGTTCCGCCCCGGATGGGGTAGCTGATGTAGCCATTTGCAGTCTCCTTAGAGTTAGAGCCACCCCTCCATTAGGGGTTTAGCTCTTGCCAAATGTAGTTCTCGTACTGCGCTCGGGTTTCATGAGCGGCATACGAGGATCATTTTCACGCAGGAAGTTGTTGTCTACAGATTGCATCTGCTCTTGCGCCATCCGCTGATAGTACTGATCACGTTGTTCCATCTTCTCCTGAGGAGCACGACAGAGCAACAGTCCACCAACTTCAATGTTTCCTGCAAACCGAGAGCCTACGTCTGATTGCAATTGCAACTCAGGGTAGTCTTCCGCTTTAACAGGTTGCCATCCCTCACGCATCATCTTCGATACGTTCGTGTTGTCTGACTCGCCTAGGGTACTGGTTCGTATCCATCGGTGAACCCATCCATCACGATAATCAGGGTCGGGCAAAATTGATGCTGGTATCCAGCTATCAGAGGGGCGAGACTCTTCTTCTCGCGTGGTCTTAGTTCTGGGGGTGCGCTCTTCTGCCATCACTTACGCTCCTTTATGAGTTGGTTGGCATATTGTTCGGGGGTTAAACCGAGACGCTTGGCGAGAGCGACTGCGGTGGACGATAACTGCACTTTGCGCGATTTTGCTCCGTTGCTTCGAGACGACGGAGCGACCACCGACGAGGGTCGCTGATTAGCAGTCGCAGTCGCGGTACGTCCATTAGTCCGCTCATCCTGCCAATCATATTCTGGAAAAGATGTACGCATTCGATTATCAATGTAATCGAAGTACTCCGAGGAGCTTGAGTCCATCCCTTGTTGTATCGCTGAGGTATGCGCGCCGTATGCCAGCGCTGTCATTTCCTCGTGCCCTTCCTTCATGAACCATTGGTTTTTCTCTGCCCAGTCTTTTGCTTCTGGACTCGGGTCCGGGGCTTGCTGACTTTGGGCTTGGGCTTGGGCTTGTTGGTTTTGGGCCGCGACTTGATGGGCGGCTCTTCTGGCAATTTCTTGTTGGTAAGCTTGTTGCTGATCGTACTGAGCACGCTGTTGAACTTGCTGACGATTGCTTGACTGATATCTTTCAGCTTCCGCAAACTCTGCTTGAGCGCGGTTGAGCTTTTCTTGAGAAGCGATGATTTCATCTGTATTCCCCTCCTCGTAAGCTTTACGGTATGCGGACCTAGCACTGTCTAATGCAACAGCCGCACGCTCTTTAACCTGTTCAACCAATGCGGCTTCACCGCGTGAGATGAGAGACTCCATCTCTTGATTCTTGCTGGCTACCTGTTGAGCATAAGTGATTGCTTCTTCCCGCATTTTCTCTGCGGACTCTCGATGTCTTCGCTCTTCGTGATAGTCAAACTTAAGCTTGTTAAGCCTCTTCTGAACTTTCTCAGAGTATTGACCAAGCTCCTCATCAGAGGACTCAGGGTCTTCAGGCTTGTCTGCTTTTTTTGATTTTGCTGGGCGACGGTCCTCTTCGGGGCGGTCGTCCATTACCTCAAACTCTACGTCGGACGCCTCTTCTTCCTTTGCTTTTTTGTCAAAGGTTGTCTTGACGCCAAAAAACTTATCTTCCGCAGAAGTTTCTTCTATGTATAGGTCGCCCTGATCGTCGCTCATGCCTTAACAATCCCCCTTGGATCTTGGACTACAGCCTCTACGCTGTCGTCGTTGATTAAACGAAACTCCTTACTGTGAACCTTAAAGCGCGTACCGGAATACGAGCGCATCAAGATAAAGTCTCCTTCTTTACAGTAGGGACCGTTAGGGAATCGCGTGGGGTCTGCGTAACAATCTGGGCCTAGCGATATAACCATACCGACAATGGACCCGATCTCTTCATCATGCAAAGCTTTGCTCGCCTTGATGATGCCGCCTTCGTACTCTTTCTCTGGCTCAGGCAGAGCAATTAAGATTTTATAGCCTCTCGGCTCTGGAAGTTGAGTAGCCACTTGGGCTTCTTCTTCACTCATACACACCTCGCACTGGGTAACGCCCAGAGTCGTTGCACTAGGAAAACGCCTAGAGTCGTTGCACCGGAAATGCGCCCGGAGTCGCTAGTCTTGATACCGGGCTTCTATGTCCAGTATCTCACGCTCGGCTAATGCCAATCCTTTAATAATCCCACAGCACTGCGTGTAGTCTGCGTGATCGTTGCAAGCACCGCCGCTAATATGATCGGAGATATCGTTCATGTGCTCTCTGATCTTAGATCGAATGTACTCAGTAACTGTTGATTCTTCAAGGCTCATTTATTACCCATTAAATCCTTAGCAATGTCAACGCCTAGTTTAGCACCAGCTATCTGCTCTTGGGAAGCAATACGGTCGCCCTCTAGCTGTTCTTGAGAGTTATCCTTTGCTATTTGAGCGCCAATCTTTGCCGTCTGTATCTGTCGATCTTGCTCAAGTCGTTGCTGATCTATCTGAGCTTTCACCGCAGACTTCTGCATATCCAGCTGAATCCTAGCCATCTCGGCCTCGGCCTTGCGCTGAACATCAGCTTGCTTGATCTGAAGCTCCTGCATTTGAATCTGGATCAGCGGATCTTGCATTTGCTTCTGCGCTTGCTCCATTTGCTTCTCACGCTGTGCCTTACCTGACAACTGAGCCGCCGCAGGAGCTACCAGCTGAGAGATCCTGTATTCGATGTCTTCCGGCAATGACTCGTCGGGAGAGGGTAATGGAACACCCAGCTCTTTCTCCACGCTCTGGCGGTACTTGAATGCCAAGTGCTCTTGAACGTGGGCGGCAAGCTCTGCCTGTGCCTTCTTGGCGTTCGGACTCTTTGCCATAACCTCCATAACCTGCGGGTCTTGCAACAAACTCATGTGAGTCTGGATGTGAGCCTCGTGGTCTTGGTAGATAAACGCCTTTACTGGCTTGCTGTTCAATAGATTCATGTTCTCGCTGACCGGATCGGTCGGCTTCATGTCCGCTTCTGTTGGAACAATCTTATCAGCGTCGCGAATACCTAGCACTTCTAGCATTTGTCTATGCAATAGTGGTAGGTCGTACATTTCTGGGGCTTGCACCGCCAATTGTAGCGCCGCTTGGTACTGCATAATGCGCTGTGCCATTGTTCCTGCGTTAGGATCACTGACCGGAATTATGTCAACGCGGTCATCGAAGTCTTCTGGCAGGATTTGCTCGCCTTTGGTGGCGTATGGGTACTGTTCTGGCCCAAAATCGCGCACGATGTGGGTCAAAATACGCAATTCAACGCGCATTGAGGCGTGTAAACGCGCCTGAACCGCGCTCATCACCTTCATTGACCGCTCTAGTAGGGCAAGAGTCGTGCCAACAGGCGCTTCTGCGTTCATATCGGCGGCTCTTACGTCGCCTGCGGACGCAAATCGGCGTCCTTCCTCTACAATGTCGCCCATTAGCTGGTATAAAACGTTACTTGGCTCTTTGTAGGGCAAGAAACTGATGTTATCGCGGATCGCGCCACCCGGAACGTCCACATCTCGGAACTCTCCGGGCATAATTGGGGTGTCATCACCCTTAATTCGCAGTCCTCTAGACTTCAAGCCACCCGGAAGGTTGGATAATGTGCCCGCATCTACCAATTGACGGAGCAATGAGGTCGCAGATTTAGCCAATCCACCAATCATGTGGATCAAACCAAAGCCATAGAACCCCAATCCGGGCATGTACTGGTAGTGAACGAAGTGTTCACGCTTTAATTTCTTTGGATCGTCCTCATACCAGTTACGTCTAATCGACAAAATGGTACGTGACGACTGATCAATAGTGACAACGTAGGGTAGTGCGATCCCTGTAGGCTCTCCACCCTCGGTGTCTTCAAATCCATCAAGATCTAGGTTGACGTGCATCTCCAAAAGAGTGTGCCGGTCATCGTAATCGTAGCTACTGGAGTCACCCGTTAGCTCGTTGTACTTTCTCTCGACTGGATCTACGTCAGGAGAAGGGCTTGGTAAGTCTATATCAACAAAGAACCCAGACACCTGTAGCTTGCGGATGTCGTTACTGCTCTTCTTCATAACATGAGTAGAGCGCTCACACGTCGTCAAATCAGACGCGCCATAACTAACAACGAAATCCTCAGCAGGGACGAACATACTGCACGGTCGTCCTAGGCTTGGATCGTAATACACCTTACGAAACGCACTGCCTGCCAGCGGTAAAGAGAACAGCATCTTCTCAGTCTCTGAGCGATACTCTGTCATCTTTTCTGTTAGCAAATAATTTAGGTAGTCCTGAACACGCTCCGCTTGCTTTTCCTTGTCAGCATCAATGTTGCCAACAATAGAAGTCTTAACGGGACCACGAGCCGGGAATATTTCTTGGATGGATTGCGACTGGAATCGAATAACTGATTCTGTCAGCAGGGGGTGGAATACGCCACACGCGCCATCCCAAGGCGTTGTACGGTCTTCGTGCTTAAGCCCTAGTAAGTCTAGACCCTTAACATAAGAACGCTCCCAGTCGGCTCTGCTTTCCTTGTCAGAGCGAAAAGAACCTACCAGCTCAGA